ATCTCTCCTAAGGACTACGGTAAGATTTTAGCTATGAAGGAATTCGTTGCAGTTGTGCAAGGACAAGCTTTCATGTCTGGGCATGTAGGTCACGTAATGGGATTAAACATTGTAGTTACTAATCGTTTAGCAGAAAAAGAAGCTTACTTAGTACGAGCAGGCGGACTAGGAATCGCTCTTAAGCGTCAAGTACATGTTGAACAAGAGCGCTTAATGAAATCACGTTCAAGTGTCGTAGGTGCTGACGTCCACTTCGTATCATACGTTCGTGATGCTACTAAGTTACGTGCTGTAGTGTTAAACGTTCCAGCTGTCCCTGCACCCTAAGCCTCCGGAGGGCGGAGACCTTCCGGCTGAAGAGGAGCAATCTTCTCCAGTGATGATGATGTCTAGAATGCTTGCACCTGAAGTAACAACCGAAGTAATAACTGAAGAGCCTAAAGCTTACGAGGACATGACACCTTCTGAGAAGAGAGCATACACCATCGCTAAGAAGAAAGCTGAAGCAGAAAGTACAACTGAATAGGGTAGCCGTAAGGTTGCCCTTATCTTATTAAAGGAAAGGAGTGGAAACATGCGGGGATATATCACTGATGAGTATGCAGATATCGAGCCATGGTATCTTGATGAAGTAAAAACTGAGATACGTAAACTTGTAGATATTCTAGTCACCTATGAACCTTCGCAAGCTCCTATTGTTGACGCCTCTATTGAGTCTACAATCTACAAAGCTTTGGTCTATATGAATAGACTTGAGCTTCCAAAGCCCCTTCATTTTGTAACTGCTGAGTTAGTGGCTCGACAGCTTCCTGACTACTTCGGTGGACTTAAGAATGATAAACCTCAAGGAGTTGTCAAGAAAGTTCAACGTGGTGGATTCATGGAAGAGTATGAAACAAAAGGCTCTGAAGCTAATACTCCAAGAGGGACACTCTTTACAAGTGATTACATCAAGTATCTCAATAAGTATCGGAGGTTGAGAACTATATGATTACCTCTATTGAGAAAACATTTGATTCCACTTGTGCTGTATGGAGAAGCGTTAAAGAGAAGCAACCCAACGGATCAACTAAGATGGTTTACAAAGAAATCGCTAAAGATATTCCCTGTGGTGTTTACGTATTCCGGTCTGAAGAGTTTGACGGCCGAAGAAGTGTACAGCCTGTAACAGGTGACTATCAACTTTACGTTGGACTATCTCAAGATATCACAAAAGGAGATACCATATATGTTACATCTTATGGGAGAACACTTAGATGTGTAGCAGGCATGCCTTCGAGATATCAATCACATCAAGAAGTAATTTGTCGCCATGAAGATTTAGCTGACGAGGATAAAAGCCTATGAGTATTTCAATCAATTATTCTTCTCTTATGGGAAGGCTCAACAGAATACAACAAAGGTATCCTTCAGAGGGGGAGCAACTTGTGAAGCGTTTATCTGTCATAGGTGTCGCTGAAGCAAAAAGAAATGTCCCTGTTGATACAGGTAATCTTAGAAGCTCAATACAATTAAAGTCAATCACAAAGTCTCCCGGAACCATTAGAGGTGGATACGGCACGAATGTGTTCTATGCACCGTATGTGGAATACGGACACCCCGTCTACGGAAGAGGTTTCATCCCCGGAGCTTTCTATATGGGTCAAAGTGCTATCAAGGTAGATAATGCCGTTGACAGTGAAGTTGAACTATTTATGAGGAGGTTACTAGGATGAGTGCTGATATGAATTTCGTTACCTCTGATGTAATGCAATCTTATGAAGACTCCCTAGTTGCTGAAATCCTCAGAGTATTTCCAGACTATGAAGTTTTTGTAGGACAAGTAAGGGAGAGACTACCCCGAAGGGCTGTCGTTGTAGTTATCAAACAAGCGTACCTCCAGAGGGCGTCCGTTGATGTCCAACGTAGGACTATAATCACTGACATTGCAGTGGTATCTCCTGAGAGTGATAACTGGGTGAACAACCGCTTTGCAGAAATTAAATCTATCAAGCTAGGTAATGTAGAGAAAATCATTAAAGACGGAAGATTCAACACTGTGGATGGGATAAATCATATGAGCTTCACGACATATCTCAGCGAGATATCTTAGAAATAAATAAACAGAAAAGGATGATTAATACATGTCAACTACTATTATCGGTATCGACAAGTTTTATTTTGCTAAAATGCTTGATGAGCAATTAGAAACTTATGACACACCAGTGTATATTGCTCCAGTGCAAGAACTATCTATTGAGCCTGAAACAGACTCAGCTTCACAATACGGAGACAACCGTGCTATCGAGACGGCATCTGCAATGGGTTCTATCAAGGGGACTGTAAAGTTTACAGGAATCTCTGGAGAGAACGAAGCTTTAATTCTAGGACATAAACAACAAACAGGAAAACTTATCAAATCGGCTGAGGACGTTGCACCTCTTGGAGCTGTGCTTTATCGTCGAATGAAAGCCGATGGATCATACCGCTACAAAGTTTTATACCGTGGACGCTTCTCCCTTCCTAAAGAAGAAACAACTACGAAGGAAGACAAGATTGATTTCCAATCAGCAGAGTTTGAAGTCAACTTTATGCCTCGCTTAAAAGATAGCATTTATGAATTCCAAATTGATAACCCTGATAAAGATACAGACCCTTGGAAGACAGCCTTCTTTGCTAAAGTAATTGAACCAAGCTTGACTGCAACACCTACACCTTAAACTAAAATGTATCCCCTCTACGGAGGGGCAAATATTTAACTGTAAGATATTTTCAAATTAAACTTAAAGGAGAAATACAAATGGAAATTAAATTATTCTTAGATGGTGAATATAAAACTTTTAAAAATAATGGACGCATGTCTGCATTACGCTTCAAGCAATCTTTAGCTTACAGCCAAGCGTTGGACAAAGACTTCTCAGACGAAACAATGGAAGCGGCTGTAAACTTTATCGCAAATGATTTATTTGAACAGCAATTCACCGCTGAAGATTTCTGGAATGGTGTTGACGTAGAGGAATTTACAACTGTATTATTAGAAGCTTTATCTGCACCTTCTAAGCGTATGCAAGCTAAAATGCAACCATTAAAAAACTAACAGGAGTCCAATCTTCCAAAGGTGAAGACACACGAGTACCTGAAGATTGGGGCATTGATGACAGTCCCTCAAATGATTTCATAATGGACTTTTATCAAAGTAGACTCGAGCAAGGTTGGACTCTTAATGAAATAGACAATACAGATAT